TCACATCACCGGATTGTCGTCTGTGAACGCCGCAGCGCCATTGATAAAAAAGGTCACCACTCCCATGACATCGACTTCATCTAAAGCATCCCCTTCTATGAATTCACCGTCTTCGGTGATGAGCGAACCGCCCATAAAGACCGCGAATTGTAGTTGGCCGAACGCATGCACCAGCACGCGCGTTCCGTTGGTGGGCACAAGTTCAGGCTGAAATAGCGCGTAACCACCTGAAGTTTCAACCAGGCACGAATAGCGGTTTACACCACACAGCTGTTCAAGCCTGTATCGCTGAGTGTTTGCCTTCATAGCAACCTCAAAAATCATACTGTATATAATTACAGTATTATCAATCTATAGTGTCGATCAAGGTTTTTTTTGATGTTATAATCAGAAAATGCTGATTTTTACTTACTAAACAACAAGACATAACAATGATTAATTTTAGAAAAGATATTAACGGATTGAGAGCGCTAGCAGTAATATCAGTTGTACTTTATCATTTCGACACCCCTTTTTTCTCAGGAGGATTCTCTGGAGTAGATATATTCTTTGTAATTTCAGGTTTTTTGATGACTGGAATTATACATTCAAGGCTTGATAGTGAAAGCTTTTCATTTATTAAGTTTTACTTGGACCGAGCCAAAAGAATTATCCCTGCGCTATCTGTCACCTGCTTACTAGTTTTCATAACATGTTGGTTTTTCCTTACCCCGGCGGATTTCGAGACGCTTGGTAGGCATATTTACTCAAGCTTATTATTTATATCTAATATTATATATTTCCAAGAAATTAATTACTTTGACGCCTCGGCAAGCCAAAAATGGCTTCTTCATACATGGTCATTATCTGTAGAGTGGCAATTCTACATGTTATTACCAGTGTTGATGTTTATTGTTCACAAAATTAACAAGAAGGCTATAAATAATGTCCTTCAATTTCTTTTCATAATAAGCCTAACCCTATCAATTTATTTTGTTGAATCAAACAAATCATCTGAAGCGTTCTATCTTTTGCCAGCTAGATCTTGGGAGATGGTTCTTGGCGGATTGGTATATTTAAATAAATTAAACATAAACAAAACTTATCGCATTATATTGCATTACTTATCCCTTTCTATCATGGCATCAGCCATTGTCTTACTAGACAAAAACGATCAATGGCCCGGATTGCTTGCTTTGATACCTGTTTCCGCCGCTGCCGTTTTTATCGCTTCATGCCATGACTCATGGGTATCAAGCAATCCAATTTCACAATTCATTGGCAAAATATCGTACTCTGTATATCTATTCCATTGGCCTGTGGTAGTGGCGTTGAATTATTTTGGCTTGACCGAGCCTTTATTTTTGTTCGCTGGGGTGATTTTATCTTTCATTCTAGGAGCCATATCTTATTACCTTATTGAAAATAACACAAAGAAAGTATTCAATAAGTTAGGGCAACATACCTATAAAGAAATTGCAGCCATTGTAACAATTACTTTAATACCTTTTTGCGTATCTGCTTATTCCAGTGAAAACGGAGGTTTTGCATCGAGATTCCCTTATGCACTCCTTACATCTGAAGATATTGCTAAAGAAAGAGCTAGGTATTGGGTTGACGGTGATAAGGAAAAGCCAGTCCCAGTTAACGGAAACAAGAAAATTGTCATAGTAGGAAACTCACATGGAGTTGATCTAACCTATGCGCTTACCGAGAATGGACTTAAAGGGGATATCACTTATCTCAGAACAACCTCCTATTGTTCCAATTTTGGGTTTACCCCTAACTACCCGCAATATGAAGACAAATGCCCTCTGGTTTTCCATAAGGCTATCAACAATAAATCTCTAATGGATGCTGACACAGTATTTATGCACGATGATTGGGCGAAAGAAGACCTGCTTAATTTGAGGCAGTCATTAAATGCATACTTATCAAAAACAAAAGCTCACATTTATGTCATTGGACCCAAAATGACCTATACTAAAAGCGCTGTTGATATAGTTGCAAACTCCATGAATGAGAAGCAAACAACTGTTGAAATGGTTAATGAATATTCTAAAAAATATTATTCTAGACCAAAAATTAAAACTAATAATGACTTGAAGGATTTTTTCTCTGAGCATAAAGAATATGCAGGAAGAGTCACTTACATCTCAGCAATGGATATCCAGTGCGGAAGTAACTACGATTGTAAACTATTAGATGAGCATGATAAATCATTTTATTATTTTGACGCAGGTCATTTCACTCTTAATGGATCGAAAAACTTTGGTTTAATGCTAAGGAAATCAAATCCTGAAATATTTCAGTAAAATTGATGGGCCAGTTCATCTGGCCCATTCAAGATTTTAAGAAGATGCGGTCCAACTTGTCATCGTCAGTGTCCATTTCCCGATTGCTGCCCAATATGTAGCTATAACCGAAGCGGTTTTTGTCTGAGTGGTATTTGCTCCGGTAACATCTATATTGACACCAGCAAAAAGCAACGATGTGATACTGGAACCTCTTAGAATTAAAGTTATTTGTTGACCATCATATGGACTCCCATAAGTTGTTATATTCATTCCTGATGTTACATTTAAAAAATAACATCTAAACCCCTCCCTAATCTTTATAGGAAGAGTTGTTGATGAATACTGCTTTACTGACCCAGCGCCAATGTCAAGGCGTAAACCATCAGTCACACCAATGCCGGTATCAAGGAATGTCCCCCACATCTTACTACCATCTGCATGGCAGTTAGATCCAGTAGGGAAATTATACTGCCCGATGCTGCGATCTGCTGGATTGAAAGGCCCGATAGTTGCGTGATTTGCCCCTGAACTTCTAAAGCATGACTCCCCAACATTTAGACTGTGATGGGTGGCCTGGCTTGTAAAGTAATAACTTCCTGTTCTTAACGATACATCGGATATGGCATTCCTTTCAAAATACATTCCTGATAGGAAGGTGCTTACACCAGATTCAAGTAACCCATAGCGGCTTGTGTTTTGAGAATAACCTCCAGTTATATTTACACATGCGGTCGGCCAGAGATCGCTTCCATCAGGGAAGTTGAAATCTCCATTCATGCCATTAAAAATAACTATTCCATAATCTGGTAGTGGTCCTGCATGATCTGAGCTGTATCCAACGTGGTCTTTAATAGTTATTGCATTAGCTCCGTTTCTAACTATTATGCGTGAACTACCAACCCCGCCATTTAGTACTTCCGAGTCATAGAACCTCACCCCAAAGCACCAGTGATCGATCAGGGCCCCTGTGTTTCCATCACCAAGCCCCATGTCAATCCATGGACCGATAATTTCTGTATTATTTCGTGCATTGTACAGGTTTATTCCGGTGCAGTTCTTAAAACCAACCAAGCTAATACGAGGATCAAATACTTTACAGTTTCTGATAAACGAACTTCCAACATCCTGCGAAGATGCCCGGAGAACCGTAACGCCATCAGCACCGGCACTTAAAAGCGCATTTGGATGAAAATGCACTCTACTGTTTTGACCAAGCTTAAAAGTTTCAGTTGCAGATGTAACTGTATAAGTTCCTGCGTTGAAATAGATAGTTCCGCCAGATGCTAATATTACATTAATATCTGCATTGGACATTGTTGGGTAAATGTTTACCGCCTGAATAATTATTTTTTTAGCTGCGTAATCATCCCAAACGCTACCGCCACCCCATGAACTACCTATCAGCTTGTCTCCTCCTGGCGCTGCTAGCATAGCACGAAGAGTAGAATCCCCCACGCTAAGCCATGCCCCTACGCCAGTTCCGCCAGATGTTGAAGGAGTGGATCCGGCAGGTACAAGTTTTGGAAAAGCCCCATCCCAACGGTAATATTCTCCATCTGTTTCATCTTTCAGTATTTGATTAGGAGTCGTTAACGTAGCGCCATCCTGGAAGGTGCCTACAGGTATCCATCCATACTGCGCAATTGCCTGCTGCGCCAGCCAGCGCAGACCTTCAATCGTGTAATGCTCATTCCCGAACCGGTCAACATAAGTGTTTACCAGCGAAGTAACGAACTCATCAATTTTCCCCGAGTTAAATTTCAGGTCTCGATAAGATTCGCTTGGGACAGGCAGGTTTGTTGGTGTCGTAGCCATATTAATTCCATAAAAAAACCCGGCGCGGTGGCCGGGTCTGGTTGGTCGGGGACGGTTCTTATTGGTAGATGGCGTCGCTGTATTCCGCGACGGTCAGAGATACCGTGTTATCTGTGTTCGGTTTGATGCTGTTGACCGTCCATAGCTGACTGTTCAACTCCTCCACTGTCGCAATGAGATAGCGCGACGGGAGCTGGACAGTGTCTCCGTTCCATATGTTGAGCTGAATGTTGGGTATTGCCGCAGTGAAACCATACTTCGTGTCACTCCGGGACGTGGCCGGATAGCGCAGGGTCGGGTTGCCCATACTGTCTGTCACCAGCACATACATATCCCCAGAAAAGGTGATCGGCTCGCTGGTATCGAAGTTATTCCCGGCGCGTCCGGTGATGTACCCCTGCTGCTGGTTGCTGTCGTAGATATCAGGCATCTGAATAACGCTGCCGACCTGGATAATGCCGTCTTCGAACACTTTGGCGTTCATCTTCACGCGTGAGTAAATCAGGCGCTTGGTTTCTCGCAGAGCTCGTTCTCGGGCCTGGTACTCGTTACGGAAGCCGACTATCTCCAGCTTGTTCGGGTTTTCCGCTTCCTGCTCGACTATGGCGCCGTTCAGCACGCGGTAGTTGATGTACGTCTTATTGTTCGTGGTCGGGTGGACGTAGGACACCTGTACGCCGTCGTAGCCGCCAGGAAGCGTGGCCTCGTATGTCATTTTGTACTCGTCAGTTTTCATGTTCGCCCGGTTGAATACGGCCGCCGGGTAATCAACCTTCTGGTCTCGAGTAAACGTCAGCACGCCGTCATCCCAGTACGCCACCACCGACGCCGCATTGCAGATCGCCTGCACGCGGTCGCCGAGTGAGTCGTTCTCGTCGTCAAACGTGTAGTCGAAGTAGCCTAGTCGCTCATCAGGCAGGCTTTCGGCGATCGAGTACAGCCCGTACAGGTCAATGCTGCTTACCGGCTGCTCACCCATGATGAGCCAGGTGTGAGCCACTGCATCAGCGTACGAGCGCGACGGCCTCATGGTGTAATCCACCGTCTGCGTGTCCAGGTCGTACGTAATGGTGTGGCGCGTCACCAGTGCGTTATATTTGCGCTCGCGGCTGCCAAGAGCGTTCTCTGTCGCGCGGACTTTTACTCGCACAAGCGTGTCGGTCGGGTGAACGACGTTTGTCCTGATGTTGATGCTGTGGATCTCTTCGACCTTGAGCAGTGACGCGTCACCGGAGTTATCCGTGCGCTGGAAACTGACCGCGTACTTCCCGAAGCCTCCGCTAGGAGTGATCTTGTCGGTTCGGTAGAACACCTCACTCGTCGACTGGTGCGGCGTCGTCTGCCGGTACGTAAACGTCTGCTGCGTTCCCGGCACCTGGTTGTAGTCGTCGTCGATTTTCCAGATGACAACCTTCCAGTTGGTCTCTTTCTTCCCGCCGAGGCTGGACTGGGTATGCAGCCACAGCTGCGTTGACTCGACCGGGGAAAAGAACGGACCAACTACCAGTGCCTCGTTATCGTTGAGGATGAATTTCGTGGTGTTGATCGTGGCATTCGCCGGGATGTCCTGCGGACCCTCCAGCTGGTTCATCGTGAACGTGTACCAGCGCACCGGGTTCACCACCGCGCCGTCGTTTGTTTCAACGGCGGAGATCAGCGTGCCGGAGAATGTCGCGTCGGTAGTCACGTTGCCGGAGGCCGTGCTGTACGTCACGTTGATGGTGAAGGTTACAGCGTGCGGCAGAACCAGCCCCATGAAATAGTCGAACTCGGCTTGCTTCACGATTTTCATCGCTATCTGTCCGCCGGAATACGTTCCGCTGACCACCGTATTTGCCGTTGCTGTTTCGATAGGAAAATCGTTGGCTTCGTTCTGCCCGGGAACCTCCTGACCGTCAACGTCATCAAACCCGTAACCTTCGACGATCTGCGGGATTACTTCGCCAGGCTGGAAGAACTGGAATTCAGCACCGGCCAGAGAGCCGAGGCTTGATTCTGAGTAGCGCACGGACTCGTAATCGTATTTGCCGATCCCGATGCACATCCACTCTGTTACGTATTTAAGGCCGCCGTCGGTAGGCGTCTGGTGAACGTATTCGAATACAGACTCCTGAATCAGATCCGGGAAAGAGCGAATCTGGCCGTAAATGTCCGGTTTTGCCTTGTAAACGCGCGCGGTGTTTGTCTGACCGGTCAGGCTATTGTTTGGTGAGTCGACGGTATTACCGCCGTTGTTTGCGATAGCGGGCTTCGGCGCCAGGAACGAAAACACCTGACCCACCACTTTAAAGATCGGGCTCAGGATATCGCCGACAATGCCCTTTGGCTGGTCGAATATCTGGATATGGTCCAGCTCGCTCAACTCAAACGCCAGCTCATCATCGTCGCCCAGCTTTACGCCGTTGCGGACGATCAGCAGATCGCGGTGAAAGGTAGCATCATTGGCCGCCAGCCAGTCATAAAAAAGAGTGCCGTTTGGCACCCTGCAACGCAGCTTAGGCGTTCCTGGAAAATTCGATATCTCAACCAGCGCCATATTCGAAAAACTCCACTTTGGTGAATGCCCGCTGAATGACCAGCAACGAGTCCATGCGTACGCTTCCGTTCTCTCCACGGGAGTGCAACGCCTGCCGGTTCAGTACCAGGCCAACGTGTGCCGGTTGCGTGCCGCGGTACCCGACGAATATCCCGCCCTCGACCGGTTTATCGACCTTGCGCCAGAAAACGACGTCTCCCTGATAGCAGGTAAAGAAATCTTCCCCGGCTTCGTAGTCCGGTGTCTGGTGCAACTCAATGCCGAGAACGTGTCGGTAATACAGCACCACCAGCCCCCAGCAATCAGTCTTTTGGAATGAGCAGGCGCGGTTAGACCACGGCACGCCGATCATCCTGCTGATAAAATCAGAGGTACTGAAGTCCCGTGTATTCGACTGGATCATATGGTTGACCAATGTTGTTATTTAGCGGGTTTGTCATTGATAAAGTAACTGATGCGTTATCTGAAACAACATCGACAGTTTTTACAAATAATGTCCAATTCTTCATTGGTGTAGAGGTATCAACTCTATCGAAAACCTGACGAGTTGCCGTGATAGGCGACAGTCTGGAAACACCACTCCACTTCTTCATCAGCGTTTTGATATCTGAAGACAGTCGCCCAAGTTTCACCGTTGCGTCGATTACCGGAGTTCCGCTCTGCTGGCTCTCTTCGATTTCAAACCGCGCGGGCGTGTACGTCTGGCCGCCAAGCGTCTTCGGGAAGAACTGCTTGTCGACGAGGCGGACGTAACCAAAGGAGGGGTGATAGAACGTGATGGTGTTGTAACTGCCGCTAATCGGGCGCTTCTGATTATATTCACGATATGAAGGCATCAGGGAACCCTCGGAAGACTTTCTGGATCGCGTCCGTCCGGATAGCCAGTCACCACGATATCAAGCACTGAAGGCCATGGCGGCGGCAACTCAACAATTACGTCGTCAAACTCGTCGTCAGCATTGTACAGATGGTTGGCGATAACGGTTCCCGTCCAGGTCACCACTCCGCCGTCGATACTGGTTTGGACTGGCATCTGCGTGAAGTGAAGCTCCTGGAGTTGCAGTCCACTACCGCCCAGATTGATATTCATCCGGAACCAGTTCAGGCCCCGGTTGAGATAGTTAGGGCTGCGCAACCACTGCTGGAATGCTCGCTCCTCAGCCAGAGTGAAGATCCACGTCAGCGACCAGGTCACTTTCAGGTCGTCGGTTTGATTCTCGAAGATAGCCGGGCCGACCGCTGGCTGATCGGTCTGGAACCCGGTATCGAGCGTCATGTTTTTGCTGGCCTTCTGCGCCAGCGGCAGCCAGTCGGGATAGTCGATAATTGGCATCAGCCCTGCCCTCTTGGCGTGCGTTTAACGTTCATGTTGCTGGTTATGGCGTTACTGATTGGCCCGCCGTTGTTCAGGTCAGCGACAATTACATCCACCGTCACTCCGCCATTAGCATCCGTACCAGCCTGCGCATCGACCGATGATGACGTATAGTTCTGGATGTTGATTACCACTCCACCACCTCCACCGGCAGTCATCTCCTTGTTGCTGATCACCCTGCCGTTGTCGCCCGGTATCATGTACTGCTTACCGGTACTGGCCTGGTAAATCTCCGGCATGCCGCCTTCGCCGACCTGATACATCCCGCCTGCCGACACAGGACCGCCGTTCTTGCGTTTGCCTGACAGTGCCAGGATGCCAGCCATAGCACCGATGCCGATCGCCACTGCACCACCGAATGAAGCTATGGATGACATAATGGCCGCAGGAGTCCATGCCGCTGTCGTAGCCGCTGCAGCCGCGGTAGACGTAGCCGTGGTAGTGGCAATGCCTGCCGCCTGTGCCGTGGTGGATGCTGCAACCGCCGCGGTAGTGGCCGTCTGGCCCATAATGGCCGACTTAACCCACTGCACTCCCATCTGCACAAACGTGTTTACGAGACTATTCAAAACAGTACTGCCCAATGATCTGGCAGCTTCCTCTGCCGTCATGCTTTTAGTTATTAGCCCGGTAAAAGCATTCGATGCGTTCCCAGCAAGTGCATCAACGGAAGCGGATAACGCTGCATTACCTGCGCTCTGGTTGCGAAATATCTCCCATTGGGCTGCAATCCTGGCTTGCTCATATTGAGTATCAGCAGCATTGCGCAGTGCAAGTGCGTTCTGGTGAGTGATAAGCCCCTGCTGTTCGAATGCCTGAATGAGCGCCAACTTGCGGGCGTTCTCGTTCGCCAGTTGCTGAACAGGGTCAACTCCACCGACTGCATCCTGCTGTGGCGTTACAGCCTGTTGAGCCTGGATTTTCGCGAGGTTAGCCTGGTGCGTTGCTGCCAGCCGTTCTGAGGTCTGGTTGTACTGCTCCTGGCTGATTTTCTTCGCAGCCAGAGCCGTATTGAGGTCCTCAATATCCTGCTTATAGCTGGCGTTCTCAGCCACTTCAGGGAGAAGCTTCTGCGCTGCAGCTTCGGCCTTAATGGCGTTGGCAGTGTCCCATTTTTTTGCCGCATACTGACCGGCCAGAGCTATTTGCTCTTTGGTGGCGCCTTTCCCGAGCGACTGCTGCGCAGTCAGGATGGCTTGCTCGCGGCTCAGCTTATTCGTTGAGTCTGCTGCAAGCTCTGACTGCTGTTTCAGGTTAGCCAGCTTCTGGGCAATAGAATCAGCCTGGGAAGCGCCTTTCTTCTGCTCGGACTGAAGAGTCTTCTGCGCCTGCGTATTTTTGTACGTAGCAGCAGCATCGTCTTCCATCTGCTTAGCATGCGGATCATCTTTCGCAAAACCGGCATCTTCGGCAGCGTATTGTGCCTGCAACCGAGCGCGAGCCTCACCCTGGAGCTTCGACAACGCCAAGTTTCGCTCTGACTGCTTTATGAGGTTTTTCTGGCCAGAGGTAAGGTTGTCGACCTCTTTTTTCATCCCGGAGAGATTGATCTGAGCCTCTCCTGCCACCCGGACGAGTTCTGTTAACGGGCCAAGGAACGTCCTTATTGCCTCGGCACCATTTTTAGTTGAGCTCTCAGTATTCTGCAGCTCAAGAACAAGTTTCTGTAACGCTTCAGGTGTTGGGTTGCTAGCAACCTCAGAAAGTTGCTTGCTCAACTCGAAAGCCCGCTGCTCAGAAACACCGAACTTATCTGCAAGGGTGGTTACGGTGTTTTGAATAGCGTTAGCGTTTATCGTGAATTTCGCTCCGGCATTCCTTGCTTGCTCCATGGCGGCCGAGTAAGTGTCAGCTGTTGCACCGACGGTAGAAAGGTTTTTGTTGAATTCATCGATGGATGCAATGCCGCCAACGAAAGAGGTCTTCAGTTTGTCGGTGAATCCAACGATAGAATTGGACGCATCGTTGATGGATTTAGGTATCTTCGCTATGGCAGCGTTGTACTCAATCATCGCCTGATTTCTCAGGATGGTTGCTGCCTCGGCGTTTGTTCTTGCCAGGTTCGCGTACTTGTCAGATAGAGCAGCCACGCCATTTTGAGAAATGGTGATCACCTTATCCATCGCTTCAGCTGCGTCTTTCAGCGCATCCATGGCGTTCTTACCGCCATTAAGAGAAGTGATCAGCACGCCCGCCAGAACGGAACTAAGCGCGATTATGGCACCGAAAACAGCGCCGCCCGGCCCGAATGCGCCAGCGAGTTGTGAACCCTGCTGAGCAAAAGCAACCAGTGCAGACTGGCCGCCCTGAACCTGTACTATGAAGTCCTGAACCTGATACCCGGCCTGCTGCATGCTGGACTTCCAGCCTTTATTGCTGCCCATCGAAGTATCAGCAGCGCTTTTCATATCGAAGAGTCGCCCGGTCAATTCGCCGATCTTCTGCTTTTCTTCATCCGTTGCTTTTGACCCGGCACGCAACTGCGCTGCCAGAACAGCGGCACTACGAGCGCCATTCTCCTGCGCCTCATCCAGCACAGCCAACTGGTTACCCAGCGCCTCGATGATGGATTCGGCGCGGCTGAATTCACTGCTCGCACCTCCGGTCCCGCTGCGGGCCTCTTCCATTGCGCGGGCAATGCCGCTCACGTTGGTATTCAGCTTGCGCAGCTGGTTATCCATGGAGTTGGCATAACCAGCCAGTTCAGTAAACGCGGATCCAGTTTGAGACGTACTCTGGTCGAGGTTATCCATTCCCTTACCGGATTGCTGGGCTGCAGCTTCAAGTTTATCGAGAGCATCAATGGCCTGTTTCCCGCCCTGCAGCAGCGGCTCAACGTCGGCGCTGATTTCATAAACGATGCTACCGGCGTTCTTCTCACCTGCCATGTCATTCTCCGGTTATTGCTTTGCTTTTGCCCTGCGTGCGGCCTGTTTAGCCAGGTATTCGTCGGCGATGCTGTCGTACTCTTCTCGAGTGAAGCCTTTCTGGTCCGGGTATTTCGCCGCCAGCAGCATCTGGAACTCGGTCATCGTTAACTGAGAGGCTTCAGCGCGGTTCATTTCGAAGTGACTGCGCGCTGCACTGATATAGTCGAAGGCTTTAAATTCTTTCGTTCTGGCGCCTGTTTCGTGGCGCTGCAGCTGGCGAACCTTTGCCTTTCCGACGACACCGTGCTGCATGAGATGCTGCGCCAGTACGATGATGTCGTTTTTAGGCATCTGTCCGGGTCGATATACAACGCAGTGTCGCCAACCCTTCCACTCGCCGATCATTGGCGTCAGATCTTCCTCGCAGCATGCCTGCAGCACCAGCATGCTAGTTGATAACAGCTTCTCAGCAGCGCGGTTGAATGATGGAGTCAGCCATTCAGGAAAGCGTCCCAGCGTGCCAGCGCAAACCTCAATCAGCTGAGTGACATCATTGCCGTGAATGGTGGCGTACGCCTGCACAATCTCTTCCGGAGTGCCGATCCTGGTCATGGCCTCAAATGAAGGTCGCAGCAGGTAATCTTTCCCGCCTTCGCGGCTGTCGCTGATAGAGAGTTCGCCAATATCGGTTAAAGCGGTCATAGGCCTTCCAGTAAACGGTCATTATCAAGGGCAGCACGCCGCCCTTTGGAATGTCCGTTAGGTAACGGTAACCGTATGCACGGCCACAAAGTTGCCGTCTTCGGTGTTGACGATGATCTGCGCGCTGCCGGTGGCGACACGCGTCACGGTAACGGTGTTGCCGGAGGCGGTGGCCGTTGCTTTGGTCGCATCGGTAGTCGCTACAGTGAAGTCTTTGTTGGTTGCGCCGGTTGGTGCGATGTTCACCGTGAAGGTGCTTGTACCGCCTGCCGTGCCGGTGCTGGTAGTCGGGGTTACCGTCACGCCAGTCACTGCTACCGAGTTATTTTCATTAACCTCGATAGTGCTTGCGTCACCTACCTTGAACTCAGTGGTGAACGGGGTGATATCGTTTGTCCCGCCGCTGGAGTTGAGGGCGGTAATGTTCATGTAGCCGACAAACTCCACCGGCCCATAGTTCAGTCGAACCCACATACCAGGCTGACGACGTGCAGCTACTTCAGTGTGAAAATACCTGGTAAAGCGCCCGAAGCCATACTGATCCAGCTTATCCCGCACCCGCACCTCACCATCAAATGAGATAGTGAAGTCACTATTAGTGACGATGGATTCTACGTATCCGCCGCCATCATCAGCATCGCTGGTAGTGGTGTTAGGGTTGAAGTCAAACCCCTTAGTTGTGCCAGCGGCCAGCGCCATCCACTCATCTTCGAGTGGTTTGACGTCCGGGCAACCATCGGCGACTTCCAGCACGACCGCACCGCCGAACAGGCGCTCGTTCGAGTTCTGGCAATTAGCCATGTGAAACTCCTCTTTGACATATAAAAGAAAACCCGCCGGAGCGGGTTATTTGGTTGGGATGGCTATTCGCCGTAAGTGCAGGCGAACTGGAGTCTGAAGACTATTCGCCCTTCTTCTGTGAGCACCGGCGCGGGGATGGCGCCCATGTTCTGGATGTAGCCGACGCACTCGTCAGCCATGGGGTTATCCTGGACATAGTCGACGATGCGCTGTACGGCGTTTAGCGCGTCTTTGCGCTTATCTTTAGCGCCGACGACGTCGACCAGGACGTGGTATTCGGAGCCCAGATTGGTTCTGATATTCGATCCGCCATTGGGCCTAAACACCATGATCGCCTTCGACAAATCGCCCGGGTCGTCGTACATCAACTGCTGCACCGTGAAGCCAGCCGTTAGCCCGGCGTCGCCGAACATGTTGCGCACCCGCTCGTGCATCATGGGCGTCATAGCGAAAGCTCCTTGCGCATCACCGCATCAACGTTATCGCGCTCATCATTCGCGCCTTTGGTCAGGAATTGCGGCTCACCATGCGGATCCCAGTAGTTGCCAGTTCCGGTACCGCCACCGAACTCTTTCGGTTTCTGCGGGCCGAACTCAGACCGGTTGCTGGTCACGCCAAAGTGCGCGCGCGGCTGGCCTTTCAGCTTACCTGACGCCTCATGGACGTACGCAGCATAGTTGGCTGAGTAGCCGATGCGCCCGGTAATGAATACCCCGCCAGCGTCGATTTCCCGAAACTGGCTGTTAATCAGCGTAGAGGTGTCGATCGGTGTGTAATAGGCTGCCCGGGCACCGATGAGAATCATCGCCGACTGCAACGCGCGAATTACTTTGCGCCCCTTCACGTCGTTGATGACATCGTTCAGGTGCTTTTTAGCCTGACTTATGCCCTTCACTTTAATGCCCATGGCTACACTCCCGTCAGGATGGCGTAATCATCCGCCAGGCGCTCGAACGTGTCGGCGTAACGGATAACCTGCCGCACCTCGTCGGCGCCGGCCACAACCGGGTCGGCTTCCGTCGATACGCCAATCAGCAAGTAATCACCAGCTGCCGCCAGCGCGAACTCAGTCCAGACAGTGTTCTTCACGACGATTTCAGCGCCAAGGTTGGCTAACTTCTTGCTGAGCCCGCCCTCGTAATCACAGAGGATTTGCTCAGGCTCGGCATAACCCAGCGGATCGCCGTATTCGTCATTGCCTTCCAGCTTGCGCCAAATGGTCGCCGTGGCGGTATAGCTCCAGTTCGCTACCGATGACATCATCCCTCCTTCCAGCGCAGCACCTTCGCGCCGGTCGCCCGGATGCGCGCGCAGTTGATATGCCACTCGCCATCCGATTTCACGTAGCCGGTAGTCTCACGCCCGGTGTCGGTTTCGACCCATACGCGGGTGAGCGGCTTCGGCTTGCCTTCAGTTACTGATTTGTACTTCATCACTTACCCCCGCACATGCAGCCGCCCTTCCCGATCCAGATACCAGCGAATGCCGGGGCGGCGGTAGGGTCAGCAGGAATAAGGGCAGTGGCGCAGCCGTACTTATCCAGCCCGCGCAGCAGGTTCACTGATGCTTTCCAGCGGTCGGTGAACGACTGGTACCGGAAAGAGCGCGACGCCCCGCTTGGAGCCGTCTGGCTGGAGATGTATTTATCCCCCTGCCCGAGCCCAATAAGCGCCAGCAGATAGAGCTGAATCAGCAGCGCGGTCGATGCCGGATAATGCGCATCGAGACATTCCTGAATGCTGTTGGCCTGGTCGACGAGAGCCTGAAGAACAAAATCGGGAATGGTAATTCCCTGGCTCTCCAGATACTCCTTCGCCTGTTCGAGAGTTACCATTATCGACTCCGTGAAATACCCCGCCGGAGCGGGGCATAAAAAAACCGCCTTAGCGGCGGCTGTTATTCAGCAGGGAAAAGCTTTTCGAGTTCGCCATCCGGCAACAGCTCACTGAGCTTTTCAGCGCCCAGATTTCCTTTGAACTCAATGCCCAGCTGGGTCAGGCGGTCCTGAATAATCTCTTTGCGAGATTTCTCACCGGTACCGGCACCAGGTGTCGCAGGTTTCAGCTCACCACCAGCCTCGCCTTTCATCAGCCTGACGTTAGATTTCAACGCCGGGTGAAGCTCTTTCAACTCCACCACGTCGCCAACCTTAACGCCGAACCATGGGCGGACAACTTCGTATTTTGCCATGCTGTTTCCTTACGCCAGGTTAGCGCCGTAGACAACGCCAGACAGACCCTGATCGTCTGCGGTAATTTGCAGACCTTCAGCAGACATGATCTGGAAGTTGTAGTTAACGTTAGGCATTGGGCGCGGCAGCGGAACAACACCTACGGCCATACCCACCAGTGGAGAGATCACGTCACGGCGACGAACGTACGCGATAAACTCGTTACCGGTCAGCGCGAAGCTCATGCGGATTTCTTTCACCGGCGCGAACGGCAGAACCGCCTGCAATACAGTACCGCTTACAACGCCATTCACCACGTACGGCTGCGCCAGGTTTGCCCAGATTTCCGGGGAAACCCACATCACATCGTATGCGGCGACTTTGTTCGTGCGGGCGGTAGTACCGAATGCGCCTTTACCGAAGAACGCAAAGAGCGCGGTCATGTCAGCGGTGGTAAGGTCGATATTCGCGCCACCAGCACCGGAACCGAGGTTGATCTTCTTGGTGTTTCGGTGGTTCTTAATGCCCTGCGCCGGGTAGGACTGAACCTGAATTTTTGAATCGCCGTTGAGGTAGTAGTTAACGCGCTTCTGGTTGAACTTGCGCATCTTCGCCATCTGCGAATCCAGCACCAGATCAATGCCTACAGAGTTAAGGCCAGCAGCATGACGCCAGTTAACACCATAGCCAGCAGTGAACACCGGAATCGGGTCGCCGTCGCTCGCGTAGTCAGTGTGGTCGAAGGAGAACGGCGCCTGGCCATCGATGCTTACTAACACGTCGTCAGCGATGTCGCCTACCACGTTATACAGCTTGGCGGTTTTACCGACCGGCAGCACCGTCTGAACGCCGATCAGGTCGTTCACGATTTCCATGCCGATTTCTTGATCGCGCAGCTGGAGCACCTGACGGTCAATCTCAGCCCAGAAGTCACGGGATAAGCCGCCCACTGCGTTACAGGCCAGCATGTCAGCAGTCATCATCGCGCGGTTAGCTGCAATGATGGAATCGTTCTGTAGGTTCCACATGTTGCGGTTTGCCCACAGCTCATTCCAGTGCCCGCCAAGGCGGGAGTTAGTCGCCAGCGTCTCTTTTGAGAAGTACATATGTTTTTGTCCTTTTGTTACGCGCCAGCAGCGGCGGCAGTGCCAACGCGCATGCGCACGCGGATGAAGTCGGTGGTGCTGGCCGCGATGGTGTATTCATCCTGGCTGTATCCGATCACTGAATCAGTGTCATCGGTTGCCAGGGTAAACTGACCGGCAGTGCCCAGCTTGATCGGGCTGTCTTTTTTATACGCACCAGGCAGGCAGCGCAGCGCCAGCTCACGACCTTCTTCGACGTAGTTACCTACTGCCGAATCCCCGGCAGGGATTTCTTCGGTGATTGTCAGGCCCTGGTGATAACCGACATCGATGATGTACAGGCGTCCGGTTAGCGCAGTGGCCTGAGCGAATTCATCGGATGAGTTGATGGTTGCGGCGGTGCCCGGTAGCAGCGCAGCGGCCGTAGTGCGGGTTTCGGTCTTGTACAGAGACTGACCGTCGATATTAACGCGACGATAACGTGGCATTATTCCGGCTCCTTACTTGAAGTGTTCGTCTGCGGCAGGTGCGCCGGTTTCTTTGTGCTGCTGAGCATTGTTGGTGCCCAGCGGAGCAGCTTCGCCCAGCGACTTGAACATTGCGTCCAGGGCATCGCCAGAAAGCGCGTTGGCCACGATGTCACCATGGACCTTAGCAACCGCATCACGCTTGGCTTTCTCTTCAGCGCGTGAGTTGGCGGTCAGGGTGTCAGCGAGTTGCTTCTGGTTGGCCTGTAGCGCATCAACCTTTTCCGCGAGAGGCTTAATAGCCGCTTCAGTATTGGTCGCAACAGCCTGGCCGATCATGCTGCCGATTTGTTCCAGTTCTTCTTTGGTTAAAGGCATGTCGCCCTCCGTTTTGTGGTTTGGTGCAGGCTGTTCCTGCGGTGTGAATAGAGCTTTGAATTTGTTAGCTACGACTGCGACCCACGACTCCTGGCGCGCTACTGCGGTGCCGGTATCGTCGAAGGTGATAACTCCGCCCTCAGACTTGTACCCAAACAGCTCAGCAGTTCCGCCGTTGCGGATGATTACCGCTTGCGAGTCAGTGAAGTCAGCCACCCAGGCGTATTCATCCGGGCCCGATGCAAACTTTGCTTTGGCTGCGCGGTCAAGACGCTGTTCACGCTCACGGTAGGATTCCCCCACCAGCGCGCCGGAGTTCGCCTTAAGCGGCTGCGCAAGATCAGCGTTAACCATCAGGCCAACGCCCTGCTCCGGAGTAGCAGCTCCAACTTCGTGCAGCAGGATCGCGTCGTGGTCCATGCCGTGGATATCAGCTACCCACTCAGCTCCGGTAGCGCGTTGTTGCTCGTTCGGCTCAAGCTGGTCGAGGAATGCGGCCACACTGGTATGAATCGGCGGAACGTCTTCGCCGCGCTCAATGGCAGTGACGCGTTCAAGCAGCTCCCTGCCACCTTCCGACTCGCTGGCGCGGGCAACATCTACCCACTTTTCGAGGTAGATGCGATTACCGGACTTCTTAACGTTGCGGTTCCAGGCGCCGATATGGCCTGCGTTAATCCCCTCTGGTGAGAAAGCAGACACGAACTGACCATTAACCTGAGGGTGGCCCAGCGGCGCCAGGGTGCCTTCCAGACCCTGATAGTGGGCATCGATTTGCTCTTGTGTGTACAGCCCGCCATTCATGACGACGTTTGCCGGCAGCGTGTAGCTCGGCAGCACCAGATGCTCGCGACCGTTGTATGTTTCGCGCCGGATAGACTGGCTGTTCACCTTCGTGGTGATATTGACCTGCATAGGCATAGTTATTTCTCCGCCCAGGCGTAACCGCGCGCCTGCATCGATTTATATTCCTGTTTGAGTTTGGTAATGGTGTCCGGGAACTGAGGTTTGCCGTCGTCATCGACCAGAACTGACTGCTGGCTGCATTTGCAGTTGATGGAGTTGCCATCCTTGCTGTACCAGTCACGGACCTCTTCATTGGTGTAGAGGTGGGCATGGCGCACTGCGTGGGTATGTCGAGTTGTCGGAGACAGCGCCGAGATGTGAACCAGAAGCGTTTTAAGGCCGTAAAGGTCATTCGCCTCCTGGTCTTCATCCCACTTAGCCCGGCGCAGCGCGGTAGTCACTTCAGTGCGTGCTATACGGTTTGCCCGGCGCTTCTCGATTCCTGTCTGTTCTGTCAGGTTGCGGGCAATGTCCAGCGGATTGAGACCACGGCCCACGCCATCAGTCAGCACGCGCGCCATATCTCGCTTAACGTCAGCAGTCAGCCCCTTCATTTCCTCAAATACACGCGCATGCACCAGCGCCATACGTTGCTGATATGGGTCGCTTGCGAGGATGGACGCCAGCGACTCACGACCAGCGGCGTACACCGGCGACTGCTGGCTGAGGTTGTAGAACGACTGCCCGGTCCCTTTCTCCGAAGCCAGATCGATGTACTCGTAAAACCACAGGTCGTAATCGCCACCTTCAAGCAGCACCTGATCAACCAGGTAACTGGCATCGTTCAGGATGATGGAGAGTAGCGTTGGGTTTAGCTGGTATTCGTATCTGGCGTTTACTGCGAGGGAGGAAGGTATTTTGTCGAGTGCTGATTTGTACGCTTTGCCAATCTTATTCATCCGCCTGGCGAAGTCTTTCATTGCCCGGCGTTCCAGCGCATCGGCCCCGGTCGGGTCCTTATAGTTACGCGGCAGAATCGGTGGCTTCGTCTTCTTCGTCGCCATCCTCTTCTCCTAAAGGCTCTTCGTCATCATTGTCATAGCCCGCAGCCGTGCGAATCTCTTCACGGGTGAACGCGGGTTCATCGCCGCTGCCCTGCATGGTCTGGTTAATTTCGCCCATGGTCTTGGCGTTAGTGAGCTTCTCAGTACCGGTCTGTTCGTTAAGGTCATCCCAGATAACAGCCTTCTGGCTGACTGAGTCTACGATTTGTAGATCGATAAGCTTGTCGCAGAAGTCCTCTATTTCGAAAGCGAGGTCTACTCGGCGCGACTGACAGCGAGCATTAAAGTATTTCTGGTCTTCAGTGCTGGACCGCTCAGCCTGCTGGTTACCAACCAGAATGCGCGTCGGGATATCAACACCGGCGGCAGCGGTTTGCAGGTTGACGTTATAGGTCGCTGAAGGATCAGCTACAGCAGTCACCAGCGGTGTGACCGTGGCCCCTTGGGTTGTCATCAAAACATCGTTGCCACGGTTCATTTCCCCGGCAACTTCGTTAAACTTATCCTGCAACTCGTCAATGCTCACGCCATAAAGTGACGCAAGATTGTTGAAGTCGATTTCCTTCTCAAAGTTGACATTAAGTTGGCGCGCGGCGTTCTTCAGGAATGACTCGCCGGATCCACCCTCTACCTTCTCCAGGCTTACAAAGGCGTTATAAGCTGGCTCAAGGAAGCCAATAGCATCGTCTGAGTAATCACCAAGGATGAAAACGCGATCGGGGTGGATATTGACGCGGCGACTTGAACCATTCGGCAAGCGTTCGGCGTACTGCCACATTTTCGGCTGACCGTAAGTCTTCGAGTTCAGCCCAGTGTCCCACTCGCTCACCGTTAGCGATCCGGCCCATGCCACGGAAACCTTTTGCAACCCTCGCCCTTTGGTAACCGGAAGGTTCCAGTCTTTTTCATCGCGGATGTGCAGAAGGATTCCTGCATAACGACCGACAAGGCGACGACGATCCGCCTCAGAGAATGAGCGCCAGAACCGGTTGGTGAATACCTGTTTGGACTTTTTCTCCCAGGTGGTTTCTTTGCGCTTTTTGTCTGCCTGATCACCCTCGATGATTTCCGGGTTGGTCTGCCAGCACTTGCCCACCAGCTTCTCTACTGCGCCGTGGGCAATACCACCGCGCCGGTACAGGGCGTAGAGGTTTTCGTAGGTTACCTGCTCAGGGAAGCCATACTCGCACCATGCTGAATGGCGCTTGTTGTCCAGACCCATCGTTGGTGCCAACAGCCCCATACGGGCGCGCGCCATCCGCGCATCGTTCAACGCATGGTTGACGGCGAGAGTTAATTTGTCAGTCATGGTTTTTCCGTTTGGTTAGCGAAGGCGTTTCGGAATCATCATCCCGGCCATCTGGCCCTTACGCTTAATGTGACCGTCGAGGCTGTAGCGGATACCGTCCCAGCAGTGCTCATAGCCATCGGCGAGCTTCGGCAACACCTCACCGGTGATGCGGTCCGTTTTGTACGACCACATGCGAGCCTCACGCGCCACGTTCTTGCAACGCGGATGGATAATGATTTCGTCGAAGCCGCGAAGATGGGCGATCCCGTCCTCAACGCTCCCCTGCCATTTCTCAGCAGCTGAGATGTTGAATCCCTGCCGCTTGAGATAGCTAATCGTCTCGGGTCGAGCGGAGTCAGCCTTGATGGGCCAGTCACGCGATCCGGGGATAGTGTCGTACAGCTCTGGCATGTGGTCGAGCTCTGTCTGCTGCCCGTACGCCTCGTATTCGATGTACAGCCGGTTGTGCAGGATGAACGAACGCACCAGAGTGTTCGGGTCTTTCGCGAAACCGAAGTCAGCTCCGAAGAACAGACGTTCGGCCTCTTTCCATAACTGGTCCGAGAACTCAGCGATCCGGTATTTTCCGGCCAGGACCTGCTTATCAGAGTTTTCGAGGTAAGCGCCTTCCCACACCCATGCGTAGGTCGCCGGGTCGAGGCGGCGCTGATCGTTCTGTCGCTCACCTTCAAGCACGTCAGGAAACCACGGGTTATCCGTATAGTTCATCTCAACGGTAATGCAGTCGTCGCCAGCTTCTTTGCGGAAACGTTTATCCGTTGCGCTGCCGTCGCGCTCCGGGTTCCACGTCACCCAAATCTCTGAGCCTTCTTCACGAACTGTCGGGCTCAGCTTCTGCCAGGCTATTTCGCTGACTGATTCAGCCTCATCGACCCAGCACAGCAGGATGCGCGCTTTCGATTTGATGCTGTCGAGGTTATGCCGCAGACCGCAGAATACGTAGTTAACGCTCTTGTCGATGGTGCGGATGTACTTCTCGCCGATGTCAAAGTTGGAAGCCAGCCATGGAACAGACAGGATCGCCTGTTTAACCTCCTGCATGCTCGACTCTTCCAGTGAGTTCATAAATTCGCGCGCGCAGAGCACCACGCCACTTTCACCGTTCATCATTGATTGGTAAGCCTTTACGGCAGTCATCAGGGCAAATGTGCGCGTCTTGGCGCTGCCACGTCCACCGTGCGAGCATCGATAACGCTTATTCACGGCGGTGAACAGTGGCGCAAGCTTCGCGGGGATCGGCAATTGAACGGCGTTACTCATGCTTTGGCTCAACAGGCAGTAGCTGGATGATTGTTGGCTGCGGCGTCATGCTGCCATCAGGGCTTGTATGCTCGACCTTCTGGCGATTAGTGTAGGCATCGCCCATTTCTTTGGCGGCCTGCTCGATAAGCTGCGAGGTCATGCCGTAGTTCTTCATCTTTTCAGCGTTGGTCGCCATTCGGTCGAGAACGCGCAACCGGTACGCTTTATTTGCGATCGGGATGTCGGCGATCTCATTCTGGAATCGTTTACGGGTGGCGTTGAAAAGGTCAATCCACTTCTGGCTCAACTTGGCCGCCATTGCGTTGCCTGGCGTATATTGCGACACCTGCTGTCGTGAGACATCAATGCCGTATTCAGCCTTTACAAGCTCAATGACTTTTACTGGGGTCTCGTAGCAGGCGAGTGACTGAACGATGAAGGCTTTAACCTCTGTCGATAATGCTGCCACAGGCTACCTCCATGACAATCTGAATAAAGCGTTACGCCAGCTTCAACATGCACGTCCCGCATGACCTGGCTATATCGATATGAGCCACTTCTGCTGGCGCATTGGCCGCATCAACGAGCTCCTGTACTTCTTTGCTGGCACCGTATCGACGTACGACACCAGTGAATTCTTCGACATCGTGGCCGCGCAGTGTTAGCACTGGCTGCCCGGTCTCTTTGTTGAATTTCGGCACGCCGAAATCTTCGGTGGCCTGTGCGATGTGGTAAAGCTCGTGCTCTACCAGAGCGCAGAATTCGAGGTCACTACATTGTGAGCAGTAGTCGGCTGCCAGCGTGATGATGAACTTCGGGATTCGCCCGAACCATTCATGCATCTGCTGTTCCATTCTGGCTTTCTGCCAACCACCGGCGCGTAGCATTACCTGCTCGGCTTGGCCGAGGACATACCGCCCTTTCTTAGCGAACGAATCGGAAGCCCACATGAAGCAGAGGTCAGCCTCTAACAGGTGTTCGTGGTCAGGGTTATGGATGCTTCCGGTATCGCTCAGGATTTGGCGGTTTATCCACTCATGCACTTCGTTAGCAGGTATCAGCCTGGTGTATGGCTGCCAACTCTCGGAGTCGATGAAGTTAACTGGCGGATATGGCCTGCGCTCGTCATCGTTAGCCATGGATTACTCCGTCGTTTGTTCTTCTGGCTGTTCTGTCTGCTCTGCCGGCACTGGCGTGAACTCCACGCGCTTCACATCGGCAGGAGCGAAATACAGCCATTGCCCAGTTTCTGTCGCCAGTGGCACAAAGCCGTTAACCAGCTCAGGCTGACGTCGTGACATCTTGCCCGTATACTCGCCGCCGTCATTCGTAGTCAGTTTGATGATGTAGATATCAGACATTGAGAGCCTCTTTATCCGCGCGAAGGGATATTCGCATTATTATCCGCTATAGGGGATAACGTCATTGCGATGGGTTGCCCCATGGGGATGGCAATAAAAAACCGCCCGGAGGCGGTTAAATCAAATCTTCAGCTTATTTCTAATGTGTTCTTTCATGATTAGCATATGCTCTTCTAAATCTATTGAGGACTGGTTAATAATCCTTGAGCTTTCTTCGACATCGGTGATTAAACCCCTACGGTAATTTTCGTAGAGTTCATTGCATTTTTTCATCTCAGACTGAATCAATCCAATGCGCGGGGTAAGCTCATAAAAATAGATGTGCAACAAGGATTCTAAACGATCAAAAACTCCAGGGCCGAGCGATATAGTATTGATGTAATCATTGAATCCATCCCACTCACGCTGGCTCTTGATATACCTTATCTGAGCCATTTGGATCAGAAACAGCATCTTCTCCCAGCGACAGCAGAGAGTGTATAACTCCTCACCTTTATCCCTGACAACTTTCGAAGATTCCTTACTCGCCTCATATTGGACTTGTTTCTGCCATCTTTCATCGGCGAAATGATTGGCAAGAAGCGCCCCGCCAAATGCACCAACAAGCCCTACGATTGGCGTAATAATATCTCGCCATGGGAAGGATATAACTGAGGTTGATAGTGATCCGGACATTAACCCTCCTTATCAAGAGAGATAATGTTACACCATTTAACTATTCCATTTACGGTTTAAAATAGTTACCAGCCAAAAGTTCTGGTTGCGTCACCTGCATGATGTGCTCATGCTCGAGTTCCAGAACTCGCTTCTCTTTCTTCCGCTCGTTCATCAAACGGCTTCCGATCGTGCCTTTCAGCTTTGAGCGCGTTTCTTTGATGGCGTAGCGATGCTGCAATTCTTCACCCATCGCCATGCGCCGGTTTAGCTGCTCGGCCATCCAGTTGAAGGCATTGATGTAACACTCCTTCACTGCGGCAGCTGTTTTGCCAGTGAACCCCATCACGAGCATCATGCATCCGTCACGGGTGATGTTATACATAGGCTGAACATCGCCATTTTTATCAATGAAATCAATGGGCGCAAAATTGCGCTGGGTGAAGTCATCGGAGCATTTCAGGTTACGTATGGCACGCAAAACGTCTTTGTGTCGCCTGCCAAAGTAATCCGCCACCTTGAGTGATGTGGTGATTATCTTGTTGTCGAGGGTCGTGACCATTTCGCGGAAGTCGAAGGCCGGAATAACTGACGGATTATTCATAGCGTCTTTACCTTTTAGAAAGTGAGCCTGTCTCACAGAAAAGCCGCCCGAGAGAGGTCGCCACCTATAACGGCTTTTCTCAGGCTCGCTTACTGAAAGGCTCTCGTTGATGTGCGCGTGAGATGCGCATAAAAAAGCCCCGCGGATGCGAGGCTGTGAGAATTTGCTACGGTTAAAGTCCAGAGGAGAGACTGTGTCAGAACCTCAGGGATGAGGCTCTATTTCCCCTGGGTCTGCTTATCCCATTCCTCGCGGAACTTGGATGGGTTATCGAAACCCTGAGTGCATTGATTATTTTGCATGCTGCCTTTCCTCTTCGATTTTGCGGATTGCCGCCTTATCCAGATTGCACTGTCCCAGCGCCGTGTAGAGCTGAGCGTTTAACTCAAGACTTGCCTGCCATGTGAACGGAACCACCATTCCGGGGATCGGTGTGTCCGCTGTCAGGTCAGCGCTTATCGGCACCACTGGGGCCGGAACGTAAACTGTCTGCGTACTCCCGCATGCTGTCAGCAGCGGCAGCAGGAACAAGCTGGTTAGCGCACGGATCGCCTTCAAGCGCCTGCCTGATGTAGACAATGCGCGTCTCGCCTTTATGGGCCAGTTCGGTCTTTGCATTCTGGGTAGCCTGTGAGATGTCACGGATGAGGTTCATCGTGGTGATCACGTTGTTGGTGATCGCCTCTGATGTGTCTGCCCGAACCGTCGCTTTATCGCGCTGGTCTTTGTAGGTGATGGCGTTGTCGCGGTAGTGGTTAATCGCCCAGGCCATCGAAACCAGCAGGCAGATAACGACAGCGCAGATAATTGCGGTTAATCGGCTCATTTCTGGCCCCACTCGCAAACTTCGCGCTCAATCTCGCGTCGGGTAATCAAACCCTTCCACTGCTTGCCACCGGCATACGTCCAGCGCTGCAGTTCTTTGCATGCACCCGGCACATCTCCGGCGTTCAATTTTTTCAGCAGCGTGGAACTGGCGAAGGCACCAGAGCCAACGTTGTAGGTAAAGGAGTAAAGCGCGGCGCGGGTAGGTTCAGGGATGCGAACCTTGATCAGCGGGTCGATGGAGTTTGCCACCTTTCGCAGATCTGCCTTAAGCAGGCTGTCACACTCTTTGTCGGTGTAGCGGTGACCGCGGCGAATGTCGGTACCGGTGTGCCCATCGCAAACGGTCCAGACGCCGACCACATCCTGATAGGCGTAATAGCGCCGCCCTTCCAGCCCATCCGCATTGCCAAGCATCACTGCAGCAATGGTGATTGCTCCGGATCCACCAACAATGGCACCCACCAGCTTATTCCTGAGTGTCGGGTTCATCTCGGCTCCTGCTGCGGCGGTTGTCTTCGCGGATCTTGAAATAGAGATTTGTCAGGTACGTCAGTACGGCAATGATGATACCCACCAGCACGCCGATAGCGTTCCACTGCTCGGGGCTGTAGGCATTCAACATGCCGTTGAGGATGCTCCCGGCTGAAGCACCATAGGCTGCACCAGTGGTTATTTTTTCCATTCGATACATGCTCTCACCTCGCGTTATTTGCGGGTGCTGTTCGTGTAGTAGGAAAGGCCGTCAGACACGATAGCTACGGGGCATCTGGAATTGATTGTCTGCGGCCTGAATAAAAAACCCGGCGACATGCCGGGAAGATGAGGGTAAGGCAATGTCGGCTCTCTGGCCGAAGGGTCCCAGGTAGTGGGTTCTGTGTGCGGCGTACCGCAAATAAAAAGCCCCGCACGATGGCGAGGCTCTTAATTCTTTGTCGACCTACAAAGCTATGGCGACGATATCAGATTTACATGAAATATATGCGTTTCAGTTCGGTTTTGCAAGAGTTGCGTGCGAATTTGTCGCCTTTTGTTGTGAACGTGATCGCGTTACTGAGATAAGCGCACCGCTATCGAGCCGCTTAAAGCTGTTGCGCATTGCCAGCCAGTGAGGCAGATACGTTTCTGTCCAGGTGGATTTCGCAACGCCCGCCAGTTCCGCCAGCGCCTGATATTCGTACGTCTCACGCCCTGCCAGCTCCGCTTTGACGTCCTGCGCCGCCAGCCAGATAAGCTTCTTCAGGCGCCCCATCGTCTTGCCCGCCACCTTCTTCGCCCCGAGCTGTTCCCGGAATTCGGCCCAAGCCCACTGGGTGATCGCCACCTGGTGCTCGAAACGGATGTTCTCGCTGTAGCTCCATAGCAGCCAGGCTTTTTGGTGCTCTTCAAGAGACAGAACAGCGCGGCGCCATGAAGCAGTACCAAACTCCACTGGGCTGACCAGCGCGATAGATGACCCCTTGGCGCGTGATTGGCTGCCGCTCATCGCAGGGCCATCAGGGTTAACTTTCCGACCGGTGACCGGGTCGGTGATTTTTTTCCGGCCCCGGCTGCGCGCCGTCGCGGTGAACTGCGCGTTTTCGGCGAAAGCTACCAGCTGCCCTTTCGTCGCCCCGCTGAGGTCTGCGGTAGCCACAATGAGCTGCTGACGTACGTATTCCAGTTGCTGACTGTTCATGCGGCTTCCTTATTTGGCTGATTGGTTTTGGTCTGGCTGTGCTTGGCTACTGGCGGCATGCTGGCGCGCTTAACGCTTTCTGCCTGGTAACGGAGGAAGTCGGTATAGTTCATGCTGCCTCCCGCTGTTTCAGTGCTTTGAGCTTGGCGCGGTACTCATCGCGGATCCGGATGAAGTCTTCCCGGCGGTAGTTGGTCATTTCGTGGGGACCGTTGAGCCAGTCGACGTATTCCTGACCGTAACGAGCGACCAGGCCAGCTTCGTATTGCTGCGCGACCGTCGCCTCTTTGGCGGTGTACTTGCCGGCCCCGGCATTGCAGGATTTGCACTGCTTATGGGCGTTGCGTTCTTCAAATCGCAGCTCAGGATTAGCGCCGACCGTTTTGAAGTGTCCGCAGTCCCACTGGCCGCCATGCAGATCAGGAGGGTTGGTCTCGCCGCAGCTGATGCATGGCAAACCAGCATCACGCGCGCGGATGTAGGCGTTGAATGCCTGCTGAGCCTGCGCTTTGTAGTAACCTGCTGGCCGTAGCTCTGCCAGCCTCTCCTTACGTCGTTTGCGCCCAGCCTTCTCTGCCTCTTTCTGCTCCTTGATTCGCTTAGCGGCGGCTTTCACCTTCTCCTTTTCGCGTTCTTCCATCGCGAGGATTGCGCCGTGCTCCGGGCTGCACCACCGGATCCGGATATCGTGGAATTTCGGCACGAAGTATTCACCGCATACTTTGCACTTACGGCGGGATGGTTTACGCATGATTCCTCCGTGCCGCGAGACGCAGCCATTTCTGATCCACCAGGCGGGCGGTGTAGCCCTTCAGTGTTGGGATGTCGGACGGGTTAACCGCGGCCTTACGCTTGCGGCGCGCCGGAACTCGGAAGATTTCGTTTGTGATGACGCGGGAAAGCGGAGTAGACATCAGGCCTCCTGCTTATCGCGCAGCTGTTGGTATTCACAGCTCTGCGGGATGGTAAGGTGGCAGCCGATATTCATCGCCCAAGCTTCGACTTTGCACAGGAAGATGTACATCTCGCCGGTTTCCAGATCGGCGGTATGGCGGAGAGATTGAACCGTGGTCACCTCTCCGGACACGACGTCTACCCGGTCCTTGCTTTCGTAGCCGAGATAGGTGTGCTTCATCGCGTCCTTGACCCACTCAGGCGTAGCGAAGGTCTTACCGCGGGCGATGAGGTACTCGCTGATTTCCGTGTACCACATATGGCTGAGCGCGTTCTGCGACAGGCTGCGCTTCTCGCGCCACGGCTTAACCTGCAGGCGGAAGCATTGCCCTGAATCCAGCAATGGCTGAATCTGCTGGCCTATGGACGCAAAGTTGCCGCGATGGAGTTTGATGCCGTCAACTGGCAGCGTCATACGGCCTCCTTGACGGAAACCGCAGGATGCAGAAAATCGCAGGTGCCGCTAAGCATCTGTGACAAGGTGAGGAGTTCAGATTGTGGTCGCATTTAAGTCCCCTTAAATGCGCAGAAGTCACCAATGGGTGTTCAGGCCATCAGCAAAGAAAGTATGGACGGTTGATTCAACAAAATCAACTGAAGAGAAAGGCCTCCGATGAGGCCTGAATTTTGTGCGTCAAAGCGGTTTTACGTCGCGCTTAGCCTCGGGCCGATGAATGCGGATCGTCATTCCACTATGGGTGGTGATCACCATGCTATCCCCAGGATTGATATCAGCCAGATCAAAAGCCTCGTAAAACGAATCCATAGCTAGGGTTTTCTCGTCTTTCCAGTTCCACCAGCGCCAACAACGGCGAAACAGAAAACCAATAAACCAGCCATACGCTTTGGCTACGAGGTAAAACCATGCAATCACCATCGTTGCGAAAAACAACCAGTCCGTTGCGCTGAAGCCTTTGAATGCGTCCATCACTTCACCTCCTTCTTCGCAAGCTCCTGCATGGCATCGCCGTAGCGCTCCATTCCTTTTGCGAGCGCCTGAGTCACCTCCTGCTGCGGTGCTGTTGAAAGCATGGCCCGCCAAATTTCTCCGTGCTGCACGCGAAATAACGTGTCGTCCTCCTTATCGAACAACACATCATTGCTGCACATGGCGGCAGCTATCATTTCCTCTGTAGGCTCAACCGGCACCAGTACGTAGCCATCCGGAATCACCGGAGAGTTGAGAGAGTCACGCTCTGCATGAATCTTCTCAGCGTCGGTTGATATGCCGCTGCTTCGAATGGTGTCTACCGCTTCTCGCAGGGTTGGAATATTTTCCGGAATATTTTGTTGTGCGCTTTGTGCTTGATTGGCACCCTGAAGCATGGCGGCGAACTCCTTCATTCCTGCTTCATGTTCTGCTCGCTGCTCTGGTGTCATAGCCTCAAGCTCTGCGTAATGCTCAGCTCGACGCTGCATGGCGCCCAGCATTGTTTTTGTCGTAACGCCTTTGCCAAATCGCAAACCAGGCTCCAGCATCACTGGACATGGCAAGGTTTCAGGGTAATCAGGTACAGATACCGGCGCTGGCGGGGCGGTGTATATCTCAAGTATCGAATAGCCTGGGTTGAACGGTTTCGAGACGATAAACTCTGCCTCTGCCTTGGTTTTGCAGAATGACTGCCAAACGCCAACACTCGTTACTACCACGTAATAATCTGGCTCAGCCATCAGAGACGCCAGAGCCCGTTTCATCGCCGCCAGCGCCATGGCCGCATCTTCGTTTACTGCGCCTGGCACAGCATCGCGCTCTTCTTCAAGCTCCGCGATTGTCTGCTGGAGCCATTCTTTGGTTAGTTCGCTCATGGGTTAGTCCTCACCTTTGAAATCCCGTTCGTGGCCATTCATTTTGAGCATGCGGTCAATAAGAGCGATATTTCTGGACCACGCTTTGTCTGACTCTTCCTCGCCGCAACCGACCATCGATGCGCAGTCATCAGTAAGCCGCTTAATTGCTTCGAGCTGCGCATGTGTTACATAAAGTTTCATGCTCACTCTCCTTTACCGTTGCCAGCGGCGGCTATACGAAAAAGTTGAATGTCGTCACTGTCTGAGTTCTGCTCACTCCAGATAAGTGACGTTTCTCGTCCACGCTCGTTGATATGCATGAGATTTCTTTCGTCTGTAAAACATGCAGGGATGTAATCGACAGGAAGGGAGTAGAGGGCAACTGCATCATCTCCCCATTGCTCAACTGCATAGTTCTCATTGGTTGTGAACCTCGACATGAATGATGTGACGTTAGCGCTCCTCATCCATGCCACTGGCTTAACCTCCCGCGCCTCCAGCTCAGCAATCCGCTTCTCTGCGGCTTCCAGCTTTGCTTCAGCCTCTTTCAGCTTCTTTTGCATACGATCGTGACCGTCCACGATTTTGCATACTTCGCGCTGTAGAGTTTCCTCAGACCTCTCCAGCGCTTCACGGAATACGCGCATACTGACCACTTTCTGAGGAAGCTCGCTGACGTAATGCAGTGGTGTGAAGAGTTCACGACTAGCCATACGAGCGGCTACGATGAGCAGGATGTTTCCTGACTCGCGCGCTGATTCAGCAGTCAAAGCTTGTTTGTCGATATTGCTCATTGGGCGGCCTCCCCTACACGTTTATTCCATGCAGCAATCGCCATGTTGATTTTGTTCGCTCCAACCATCTGAGAAGACTGCGCGTCGCAAGAATGGCAGCGAACAATTGCCGACTGGTAAGGGCAATCCTCTTCGTACTGCGCGAATGCCTCTACGTCTTTGCTTCCGCAGAACGGGCAAGGTTTGATTTGAGTGCTCATTGTGCGGCCCCTTCAAATTGGTAAGAAATTTTAATTCCCAGCTTTTTAGCCATGGCATGCTCAGCGACAGCACCATCCGACTCTTGCCACCCATGCAGCATGTGAATGGCGTCTGCGCAGCGAAGCATAGCCAGGCAGATGTCCATATACTCACGCTGAGATAAACCATCCGGGAGCGTGGCCGGATTTAATGCCACATGACCACCTGATAACATCTGCTGTGCTACTGCGTTAAACATCGGACGGTTGTAGTTTTCGTAACCCGTCATTGGTCCTGCGATGTAAATTTTCATAACCCTACCCTCCCCCAAACCATCAATACTCGCTTCATAGCCGCGCTGTTGCGGCACTCCTGGCAGATCACGTTTGCCTCTGTACGCTGCACCAACTTCGAATTACCCTTCGGCATGGCCGGTATGGTTTCCGGTGCGTATTTCATGCCGTAATCGGTCAGCCGATAAAGCCGCTGCCCGTGCTTTCCCTCACAGGTGATCAGGCCGTCTGCCAGGAGCGAGCTGACGGTGCCTGACATCTTTTTGGTGGTCATGCCGATCATCTTGGCAATACGCCCACTGTTCAGGCCCGGATTATTACGAAGGGCTGCAAGAATCTGCCCACGGATTGTTATGGTCATCAGAACCCCCCTTTCTTTTTCGGCTGCTGCTCACGCCCGCGGCGTTCTGCGGCGGCGGCCTGTTGGTCTGTGTCGTAAATTGCCCCGTTGATCTGATTGCAATAAACCGTGCCGGTACTGCCATGGCGGTTGAGTCGCAGGATTAACTCCGTTTCGCCAGGCGGAACGCTGTCATCGAAAGCACCTTCTCGGTGGATACCAACCCAGTAGTCGCAGTCCTGCTCAATCTGTCCTGTGTCGCGAGAATCGCTCGGTAAAGGGCGTTTATTCACTCGCTTCTCCAGTTCTCGGTTGAGCTGGGTCAGCAGCACGACGACGCAGCCCAGCTCTTTGGCGAGGTTCTTCAACCCTTTGGTGATCATCCCGTAGGCCAGGTCATTACGGTCTGCTTTTTCGGCGGTCATCAGCGTCAGGTAGTCAACCAGAATCATGCCTACGCAGCCTTTCTCGCGCTTAATTCGACGGCTTTCAGTAACGATATGCGCCAGGGACAGGCCCGGAGTGTCGTCGATGTACAGCATGTCGATTTCACTCAACCGACCGGCTGTGGCGATCGCCTTCTTAAAGTCACCGTCGTAGTCGCCCTGATACTGGTCATCGGCGTCATCCGTGGCTGGCATGTAAAAAATGCTCGGGTTAATTCCGGACTTCTGACCAACCAGTTTCTCGAGGATCTGGTCGCCCGGCATTTCCAGGCTGTACATCAGCGCTGGCTTTTTCTCTCGAACCGCGCAGTTGATCGCCATCTGCCCGTACAGGGTTGTCTTGCCCATCTTTGGCCTTGCGCCAATTACGAACAGAGAGCCTTTAACCAGACCTTTCGGCGCCAGCAGCCGGTCGAGTGACGGTATACCGGTACTCATCCCGCGCTGTTCGCCTGAGGGGTCAAATCGTTTCTCCAGATCCGCTACCCAGTCATCCATAACATCCCCGAACGACCGCAACCCACGGCGACTTCCGGTTTTTGAATGGTCTGCGAGTTGGGTGAAAATACCCTGAATGGCCTCGTACTTCTGCGTGGCACTCATGCCATTGCGGGAATACAGCAGCTCAGTAGCTTCGGTCAGGCGGCTGATACCGTAGCGCTCCATTGCGGCTTCCCGGACTGATGCAGCGTATGCCACGATGTTTGCAGCGCTTGGAGTGTTCTTGGCAATCTCCGCCAGGTAAGCAAAGCCACCTACCTGCTCCGCGAGCCCTTTGCCTTCAAGCGCGTCAAACAATGTCAGACCATCGACTGGCTTGTTGTCGCGGAACATCTGGCGCATCTCGGCAAAGATCAGCTGGTGAGGTCGGCTGTAGAACGACTCAGGCTTGAGCATCGCCAGAACCTTCTGGACTCGCTCGCTGTTGTCATCATCCAGCAGCAGGCCACCGATAACGCTCTGCTCTGCCTCGAGGTTTTGTGGTACAGCCATGAAATCAGCGGTCATCACGATCCCCCTCGCGCACTTCGATGTAGAGCTTTTCGGTCAGGAACTTATCGAATTTCATGCGGCGCCAGGTCTTCCCGGATTTCTGGTCTGGTCGGTCTTCAAGCATCCAGCGGCAGTTCTGAGCGATGTAGCGCAGATAGCTTCTGAAACCGTCCATATCCATTGGCTTACCGTCCAGGTTGCGGGCAATTTTGTTGGCCTTACCCCAGAAGGTGCGGATCAGATTGCGTCGCTCATCAGTGAGGCATCTCCATCCCCGTGCTTCAGGCAGTTCGTCTTTCAGGCATTGCCATACTTCATCGCATGACAAACGAGACTTTTTCTCTTCTGCGGGTTTCTGGTCATTTGCGACATACTTACTACCGTTAGGTAGTAAGTTATTTAATATATTGTTATCTGTGGACACTGGCTGGACATCGCCTGGACACACATCATCCACAGGCATTGGTACGACTGAATTTTGGCTGGACACTGGCTGGACATCGGCTGGACAAAAATTTGACTGATATTCGTCATATTTGACCACTTTTAGAACAGTAAAACGGTTGTTCGATTTGGTGGTGATCATGCCCAGGTTCTGGAATTTACGGAGCAGTGATTTTACGCGGTCAGCGGTCAAACCCGTTTCCATTGCCAGTGTGTTTCGCCCGGTGATGAACTCTCCGCGCTCGCAGATCACATCGCCGACATCAGTAGATACAAGTGTCTGTTCGTGATTAGCGCGCAGGAGCAGGTGAACCCATAAATGAGCCGCTTCAGCGTCCTTGTAGAACGGCACATCCATAATTTTACGGTGCAGCAAGGCAAACCCCTTACCGTCATTCGTGCGCGGTTTCTGGAGCCTTCTGGCCTCTCTGGCTTCGGCTAAATTGGATACGTTACCCACGGCCACTCTCCTTACGTTTCAGTTCTTCTAGGATGGCGCGCATCTTCTCTGCCACAATCGGATTAACCGAGCGGATGAAGCGGTCGCGGGTTATGTTTTTATGTACAGCGGTATGGTAATAGCGTGGATTTTTTGCCATTATTCCTCCTGCAACTACTGTCGTTTTTGCACCAGAAAGTCGGTTCTGTTCGCGCAGACCGGCTTTCGCCATTTCTGTAGTTCTCACATAACCCCCAGCATCGACGTGACCATCGTCATCAATGGGCCTACCTGCTCAGGCATGAGGCGGAACAGCGACGTTATACCCTCGCTTACCTCTTTCAGCTTCTGATGCTCTGGAGCGTCCAGCAGGACGGCCTGTTTAGCCTCGGCACACTCTTTCATTGCAGAAGCGATCAGCGACATCGTGTCGTTCTGCGGCGCCAGGCGGTTGCGGTACTCCAGCGGCAGCACGGACATGATTGCCGGGGCCAGCTGGCGAATGTTGTTGGTCGCATATTCGGTGTCGCCGTCGATCCAGCGGAATACCTTCTGCATCTGGCGGTGCGAGTCAGTCGGGATATCCAGACCGGTGCCGCCGGTTGACCGCCACTCTTCAACAATCAGAGCGGCGACAAATTCACGGCTGCGGCAATCAGCTGCCCAGGCGCGTACGGCTGCGCGGATCCCATCGATGTTTAACGCCGTGGAATCAGGTTCCCGGCGATTCTGGTAAATCATCGCCGTTGGCGAAAATTTGTTACCTTGTTGATACGCAAGTGAATGCATTGCTTTCCCTTTCGTGGTTTGGCCGCCGTTAAGCGGCATGGTTGTCAGGGTGTGGAAAGATGGACGGCAGGTCCGGGCGGAATTCGTGAGCCTGGATTTCACCACCAACCGCTTTCACCAGTTCAGGAACGTGAACCGGGGAGATGCGTTTCTTTCCGTTAAGCCAGTCACAGATAGTGGACTGGGCTTTGCCGCAACGTTTTGCCAGTTCTTTCTGGCTGCCAGCGATGGCGATCGCTTTCTCTACTGCGGAGTTCTTCTCTACTGTTGGGGTCTTCATAATCACCTCAGCTATCAGTTTAAAGCGATTATGGATATCACTTTAGCGAATGTCAATCGCATAGGCGATTTTTTGCTAAATAATCGCTTGGGCGATACAGTTAAAGGAGTCATTAACAGAGGTGAATATGGGATTCTCGGAGCGCCTGGCGCAGGCAATGAAACATGCTGGATACACACAAGGCCGATTAGCCAAAGATGTCGGCATGGCTCAGTCCAGCGTTAATAAATTACTCAAGGACGCTAACGGCTCTCGTAAGACTGTTGAGATCGCCTCTGTTCTGGGTGTGCGGCCGGAGTGGCTGTCAACTGGTGAAGGGGAAATGGCTTCCAGTGGCGCAAGAGAACCTACTGCGCTATACCAGGTTAAGCCGTCATTGAATGGGATTTACCGCGTGGATGTACTCGACGTTAAAGCCAGCGCTGGTCCGGGCACTATTGTCACCAGCGATTTCATTGAAACCATCCGGGCCATCGAATACACGAATGAGCAGGCGCGTGCGTTGTTCGGCAACCGGCCAGCTACACACGTTAAGGTCATTACCGTAAATGGCGACAGTATGGATGGGACGATTTCACCCGGCGATCAGATCTTCGTTGATACCGGCGTTACGCATTTTGATGGTGACGGAGTATACGTCTTCGTCTTCGGCAAAACACTGCATGTTAAGCGACTTCAGATGCAGCGTGACCGTCTGGCAGTAATATCCGACAACCCCATTTACGAGAAGTGGTACGTTGAGCCAGAGGACGAGGACGCGTTCTACGTCATGGCAAAGGTGCTACTCAGACAGTCAGTCGACTATAAAAGATTCGCATAACCCGCTCCGGCGGGTTTTTTATTGTCCGCAGATCCTTCCTCTCTTTCCCACCCCTTCTAAAAACCAAATCCTTATCACTTTTTTCTTCAGAAAATAAAAAAATATCGCTTTAACATTCAATGTATTATCGCTTTAACGATGAATAATATCGTTTTGGCGATTGACTCAAATAATCGCTTTAGCTATTGTTAGCTCATCGAAACGAAACATCGACAGCTGAGCGAAGTTAGCCAGCGTCGAAGTGGAGTTAGAGGACCGCTTAGAGCCGCCACTTGAATTTCAGCAGGTGACGGGGAGTGCGAGGGGTGTAACGGGCAATGGAGAGCCCGTGTGACCAGCTGAAACTAACGAGTTACCAGCAGCTCTTTGCGAGGGGCTGACGGTAAGTTAAATGTCGCCATCAAATTGATGGCTTAAACCAAGAGGGTAGTCAAATGTTCGGACTGTTTAAGAAAAAAGCACGCAAGGCGATCGTCGAAGTGAAGAAGATGGAAAACCGCGATGCAGTTGAAGCAACGGTGTGGGGCTGTTACTCGATCGCTTATGCAGACGGGACTTGTGATGCGTCAGAAATTGCAACGCTGGAGAAAACCATTCAGGCAAAACCTGCTTTCTCTGCCTTCGCAGGTGAGATCGCCAGCATGAGCAGCAACATTCGCGCACAGTACGAAGCGTCCCCTCGCTCTGCTAATGCCCAGGCAATGCGTGAACTGGCTGATGTGGCCGGTACGCCAGACGCAGTTGATGTGCTCTGCCTGTGCCTTGACGTAGCTGATAACGACGGCATCGGCGAAGACGAAGAAAAACAGCTTAAGAAAATCGCTCAGGCGCTTCAGTTATCACTCGACGCTTATATCTGATGGATAAATTGCGCTGGTTGATTATCGGCGTCCTCCTCTTCCTGGTGATTGCTGTCGATTTCACCGGGAAGTTGATGTCGATGCTGGCTGACGGGGTATTAGTGGCAGGTGTAATTGCTCTGGCTTACCCAATGATTAAGCGAAACACATAGCCCTCTCCGGAGGGCTTTTTCATACCTCAGTCGCTTCACCGAGGCGGCTTAGTTATGAAAACCGGCGGCCATCCACCGCCCATTAGCGCAGAAGTCTTGTTTAACGTTCGGCGGCGCGGCCTTAAGCGTGGAGATGAATATGAGCAAAGAAAATCATGGCGGACCAGCTTTTCCGCACATAAGAAAGCCGGTAGCCCCAGGCGTGGAAGAGGTTATTACCAATGGTGGTATGTCGCTGCGAGACTATTTCGCAGCAATGGCAATGCAGGGCAAATTGTCCAATCCTGAATGGATGGCAAGTGATGCACGCACTGCAACTGAGGCCTACGAAATGGCAGACGCAATGCTCCGCGCCCGGGAGGCATCATGACAGTCACCCACAATGGCAAGCAGTACACCGTAAAGCGCTGCGCCCTGAACAATAACGAATGGCGGTTAACGTCGCTCACCAATCCGCGCGAACAGGTCACGCTTAACCGCTGGCAGATGCACGTTGCTGGCTTATTGGCTCAAGTGGAGGGTAAAAAATGATGTCTCACTACGGCACCACCCCGCTCATTCGCCAATGCGTCACGCCCGGCATGATGGCAATGCATGAAGGCCGCACCTATCGCGTCTCAGCAGTCATTCAGGAGCGCAAATGGGTATACCTGCACACCGATGCAGAAATCATCCGCCTCAGTGACTGCGTGATTGATGTTCTTCTGGACGGTCACGGCAACCCTATCCAGCACTAACCACCATATTCAACCGATCGGCCTGGCATTACGCGGGCGGAATCTGCACATCCAAATTTCAGGAGTTCAGCCATGAACGCATTCCTCACTTACGACCGCATCGAAGATCGGCGCTGGGTGGAGCAGCAGCTCACCGACAAGAAAGAGAAGTGGATCGACGACAGGGCGCAGAAAATCATCGACATGATGCCAAAAGAGCCGTCCGGCCTCTTCCACTTCACGGTTCCGATTGACTCCAGCCCATACGAAGGGCTTCGCAGCGATAGAGCTGGCGAGGCCTACAACGATTTCATTTCAGCAGTTGCTTACGCCCAGGCGGAATACGACTGGGAACACCGTACCGGCTGCCCGTTTTAAGGAGGGATTATGAGCTTAACCCTTGTTGATTTCGTCAAACAACAGGAGCCGCTTTTCATTAAGGCGGCCACAGACGAGCGGATGGTGTGGGCGAAGGAAAGTCAGTTCGCCATCCAGCTATTTCAGAACAACGACTACCTCGCGAAAGTTGCATTCCAGAACCAGACCAGCACGCAGAACGCGATCGTCAACGTTGCGGCCATCGGCATTTCGCTAAACCCGGCTCAGAAGCTGGCTTATCTGGTTCCGCGTAAAGGGGCAATTTGCCTCGACATCAGTTACATGGGCCTGATGCATATTGCACAGCAGTCTGGCGCCATTAAGTGGTGCCAGTCGGCAATTGTTCGCAGAAACGATCAGTTCCGCCGCGAGGGGCTCGATAAGCCGCCGATCCACATCTACAACGACTTCGATACTGAAGAGCAGCGCGGGGACATCGTAGGCGCGTATGTAACGGTAAAAACTGACGATGGCGATTACCTCACCCATACGATGCGCATCGATGCCATCTACTCCATCCGTGACCGGTCTGAAGCATGGAAGAAGTACAAATCTGACAACAGTAAAAAGTGTCCATGGGTCACTGACGAAGAACAGATGATCCTCAAAACAGTCGTGAAGCAGGCAGCAAAATACTGGCCTCGCCGTGAGCGCCTGGACGCCGCCATAGACCACGTTAACACCGAGGGCGAAGAAGGTATCAACTTTACAGCAGAGCGTCAGCCTGAGCGCGATATAACGCCGCTTAGCGAAACCACGCAGAAAGAGATTAACGACCTGCTTGTCTCCTTGGATAAGACATGGGATGCCGATCTTCTCCCTCTCTGTTCACGCATTTTCAAACGCCCTATCTCGCAGCCAGCCGACCTAACAGAAGTGGAAGGTGTTAAGGCTCTCGGGTTCCTCAGGCAAAAGGCGGCAGCATGACACCAGAAATTATCCTGGCCCGGACCGGTATCGACGTAACTACTATCCAGCAAGGCGATGAGGCATGGCACCGGCTGCGCCTCGGCGTTATCACAGCCTCTGAAGTGCACAATGTCATCGCCAAGCCAAGATCTGGTAAGAAGTGGACTGACATGAAAATGTCCTACTTCCACACCTTGCTCGCCGAGGTATGCACTGGCGTCGCGCCAGAGGTTAACGCCAAGGCGCTGGCCTGGGGGAAGCAGCATGAGGAAGACGCACGCACCCTATTCGAGTTCACCACGGACGTGAAAGTCACGGAGTCTCCGATCCTGTTCCGTGACGAGAGCATGCGCACCGCGTGCTCCCCTGACGGCCTGTGCAGTAACGGATTCGGCCTTGAGCTTAAATGCCCTTTCACCTCTCGCGACTTCATGAAATTCCGCCTTGGGGGTTTTGAAGCCATCAAGTCTGCGTACATGGCCCAGGTCCAGTACAGCATGTGGGTTACCGGAAAAGACGCCTGGTTCTTTGCCAACTACGACCCGCGCATGAAACGCGAAGGGATTCACCACGTCGTCGTTGAGCGGGATCCGCAATACATGACCGATTTCAATGAAATGGTGCCGGAGTTCATCGAGAAGATGGACGAAGCGCTGGCGGAAATCGGCTTCACGTTCGGGGAGCAGTGGAAATGAAACGCACACCCTTCTACCGCAGGCCGGGGCGAACCGGGCAATTTTCGGGCCTACGTGAGCGCGTTATCTGGATGATTCAGACGCGCGGCCGCCCGGTCACCGGCAGCGAAATTGCTGAGAAGTTTGGCGTAACGCTGATTGAGTTTAACCGGGTCGCCAACGGCATCACACGCGGATCCGGGCAGATAGCGCAGATCGTTGAGTCGGAAAAATGGATCAACGAGGACGGCATTTGCGACCGCACTTTCGACCTGCTCACGAAGCCAAAAGTCGTAACGCCACAGGGTAAATCACGACTATTCACCCGGCGCGCCATAGAGCAATCGCAGGAAGGCAGACGGCAGGAATGCATTGCTCGCGCCGCCCGCCGTAGCCGCCTGATTGCTCAGGGCCTCTACATCGACGAAATGGAGTCCATCCTATGACTCACGCTCACGACGACATCAGGGTTGGCACACTGTGCCTTCCCTTCATTGGTAACGGCTGGCTAATGCCATGGGGTGAAGTGGTCAGCAATCCATTAAAGGCGCAGCGACTCGCTGAGGAATATCGGGAAAGACAGGAGGCGGCATGAGTGAAGAGTATGCCAGCGAGCTTGAGCTGGGAAAGTGCGGAGAATATTACGCAATTTTTAAGTTAGCCAAGCAGGGTTTTGTTTGTTTCCCATCAGACCAGGGTTTGCCATACGACATTGTGGTTGAAGCCAACGGTAGGCTCCTCAAGGGACAGGTTCGCTCGACGCTGAAAATGCGCGATTACGGCAAATCGAAAAGTGTTTACCGGTTCGGTACGAGAACGGGGAAAGGTTATGCCCGTGCCGCATCACTAAGGACATGTGACTTCTACGCATTCGTTGTCATCGATGAAGAGAAAATAGCATTCATGTCTACAGCGGAACTTGCCAGCACAAAAAACCCTGGAACGCTTATTCAGACGATGGAGTTTCGATCTTCGAATGGCATTTACCCCGGGAGAATTTATTCCAACGGCACACAAAGGATGCTTGATTACTCACGGAATATTGAGAGCTACGAAGATTTCAACCGTGTCGTTTCTCTTATGGGAGGAAGAAGATGCCGAATCAAAAATACAGCTTAATCATGGCCGATCCGCCCTGGTCTTACGGCAACACCATCAGCAACGGCGCCGCTGCCGACCACTACTCCACCATGAAGCTCATCGACATCAAGCGCCTGCCAGTATGGGAGCTTGCCGCCGAAAACGCGGTGCTGGCGATGTGGTACACCGGCACGCATAACCAGGAGGCCATCGAACTGGCCGAGGCCTGGGGCTTTACCGTTCGCACGATGAAGGGCTTTACCTGGGTGAAGCTGAATCAGAACGCGGAACTGCGCATCAACAAGGCGCTGGCCGAGGGTGAAGTAAGCGATTTTTACGGCTTCCTCGATCTGCTGAACGCCGAGACGCGCATGAACGGCGGCAACCACACAAGGGCCAATACCGAAGATCTGCTGATCGCTACCCGTGGCGCCGGGCTGGAGCGAAAGCACGCCGGGATTAAGCAGGTGGTATATAGCCCGCTCGGTGCGCACAGCGAAAAGCCGTGGGAAGTTCGCCACCGGCTGGAGCTGCTTTACGGTGATGTTCCGCGCATTGAGCTGTTTAGCCGCAGCGCGGCGCCAGGATGGCATCACTGGGGAAATCAATGCGCCACCGCCGCGGTTGAATTGCTACCAGGCTGTGCCATCCAAGTTGTGAAAACGGAGGCCGCATGACGCCAGCCGCTTATTACAACGAAATCGACCCGTTCGCTGCGCAGTGGCTGCGTAACCTGATCGCCGTCGGTCATATCGCCCCGGGCGAAGTTGATGAAAGGAGTATCGAAGATGTCACACCTGACGATCTGCGAGGATTCACCCAGTGCCACTTCTTCGCCGGTATCGGCGTCTGGTCCCATTCCCTCCGCCTCGCCGGATGGCCTGACGATAAACCAGTCTGGACCGGCTCCTGCCCTTGCCAGCCTTTCAGCGCGGCAGGCAAAGGAGATGGGTTTGCTGACGAGCGGCACCTATGGCCCCACTTCTTCCACCTCATCAGCGAGCGCCGACCTCAGCATGTCTTTGGCGAACAGGTTGCTAGCGGTAACGCAAACACATGGTTCGACCTTGTACAAGCTGACCTGGAAGGAATGGGATACGCCTTCGGGCTTGTGCCGTTTGCGGCAGCGGGCGTCGGTGCTCCGCACATCAGAGAGCGGGCCTACTGGGTGGCCTACGCCAACAGCCAGATCGACGACCGGCGCAGGCACATCGGGGCGGATGGGAGGAATGAACATTCAGACTGCAGTAACCCTGACAGGTTGGCCGACACCCACAACGATCGACAACAATCAGGTTGCTGGCCAAGCTGCGGCTGCAAATGCACCAAAGCGGGGATCCACCCTGGGCGGAGCATCAAGGCTTGCAGGATGGGTGACACCAACCTCACGCGACTGGAAGGACTCGGCGGGAATGACTGCGCAGAGGGATGGAAAGGACAGACTCGATCAGCTACCGCGCCAGGCGTACACATGCGGGCCATTGAGGTTAACGGTTTTTGGCGAGATGCGGACTGGCTATTTTGTCGAGATGGAAAATGGCGTCCAGTTGAACCCGGCACATTCCCGTTGGTTGATGGGGCTGCCGCGCGCATGGGACGAGTCGAGTCCGGGGTGGCAAGAGTGGCAAGCAGCAACCGCACAGGCCGACTTAAGGGCTACGGTAACGCCATAAACGCACAGGCTGCGGCTGAATTTATCCGGGCCTATATGGAGGGGTTATGACGCCAGAAACAGACAACGCCATCCGTGCCGCCTGCCGCCGCTGCACCTAGGAAATCCAGCAGGCCATGCGCAAGAAGCCAAAGCCTAACTGGAACGAAACGGTGCCTCCCATCATCAACAAGCATCACAAGAAAATTGAAGCTCTGGGAGTTAGCCTCCTGGAGTTCGTCGTATACACAGGGCGGCTTAATCGCCGCTTCGGAGTTGAATCGTGAGCAAATATCCAAGGGTTGGCAGTGTGTCAGCCAAAAGCAAAAACACCTCTGCCAAATGCAAATGCGGTGCAGTGGCGAAGCATAAAACGACCGTGGAAGTGAATATTTTCCGTGGCGATGATGAAGTAGTTTGGTCTTGTAACGAGCACAAGAAGGACTGTGCATTTCTGGTCGGTTTGGAAGGTGGTGCAGCATGAAGGCACTAATCACCAAGGAGCTTATGGCTCCCTTTTTATTGCTGGCGTTCACCTTCAACCGAATTAACCGACAGTTCCGGGAGCATTGACCATGACCGACATCATCGATACCGCAGCAGAGATTGAAGAGCTTCAGCGTAACGCTGCCCTTTCCGCTCACCGCATCGACCGCAACGCCGTATCAGCTGAACGTTGTGAGGAATGCGACGAACCAATTCCAGAGCCGCGGCGCGCTGCCGTTCCCGGCTGCCAGACATGCGCTGAGTGCCAGGGCGTTATCGAATTGAGGAATAAGCAGAGGGGGATCCAGTGAAAGAGCGCGGAATGATTTTTAACGGCGAGATGGTGCGAGCCATTCTCGACGGCCGGAAGACGCAGACGCGGCGCATCATGAAAAACCAGCCTGCCGGAGATTGCCCCGACACCCCAGCCCTAATCAGAAGCGTGGACAGTGGTTTTCAGTGGTACGGGCATTACGGAGAAAGCATCATTTTCAATTGCCCGTTCGGTGCCGTCGGCGATCGCATCTGGGTGCGCGAAACGTGGGGCGTAGTTAGCCATGAACTGGATGAAGACGGTCGCATTCAACCATGGAGCCCTGACCGACCTGCCACAGCTATTCACGAAATGCCGTTTGGTAATGGTTACTACTCTGGTCACGCTATTTATGCAGCAGATGGAGAGTTTACCTGGGGTGATGACGATGGCTATGAAGATGGTCGTTCGTGCTGGAAACCATCTATCCACATGCCGCGCGCAGCAAGCCGTATCACACTAGAGATTACCGACGTGCGGGTGGAGCGCTTAGCCAGCGTTAGCGATGAAGACGCAGGTAAAGAAGGATATCCAGCTAATCCAGCCCCTTACGGCGGCAGCATGGATAAATGGCTCTGGTTCCGCCAGTTGTGGGATGGCATTTATCCAGAGCAAAGCTTCAAGCACAACCCTTGGGTCTGGGTAATCGAATTTAAGGTGGTGCCCAATGTTCAGGATAATCCTTCCCGGTAGTTGGTACGCCGATATGTTCGGTGAGCCATGCAAAATCATCCGCAGTACCCACGAAGTCATCCACTACATCAGAAACGGCCGCACCTGCATCGCCAGCATGGGCCGCTTCCAAAACGAATTCGAGCCGCTTACCAAAGCACAGGCCGAGCGGATTGCCGAAGAAATCGAAACAGCAGAACACATTAAATCGCTACGCGCTATGCGGGCGGCATGAGGAGAGATTATGGGGAAGACATCTATTCGCCTTGAGGAGTTTAAGAGAGATGCTAACGGTCTAGAGGACTACAGCAAATATACCGTTATCAGTCACTCCTCAGAGGAACATTCAACAATCGTCGATTGGCCCGTCGAACTCGAGTATCGCCCGATGACGCATCTCAACCAGGTCTCAATGAATATCCACTCTGACCTGCATGAAACAAAAGAAGAAGCAATGGAGCAATTAGGCCGATGGCTTGTTCGCCTAGGCGAGGCTTTGCAAGAGCACAATTTCAAATGACGCAACTGATAGCCAGTTATGAGCTGGCTATTGAGTGCGAAAGCACTGCAACGTCATACCTTTTGCCCGGTCCCTGCGCCGGGCTTCTTTTTGCCTGGAGAATAAACATGAATGACAGCATCCTGCTTACCAGTGACGTACTGGCTCGCTACAAGATATCGAGGAGCACCCTTTATTTCTGGAGTACGCCGGAACGCATGCCAGCTGCATTCACCTGTCCCTTCCCGAAACCGACAATCCCTGGCAACCCAAAGCGCTGGAGAGAGTCAGAGATTGTTTCGTGGGAAATGCAGGTTAATGCCACTAAAGTTGATACCCAATAATGCTCTGCAGGTGATTCTGCCAGATACCCAACCACTCGCGCTGGTCATCCATATAGTCGTGCAGGTTGTATCTGGCCATCACACCACCCATCTGATGACCGAGCAGCTTTTCAATCACATGCGGTGGCGCGCCAAGTTCTGACAACCTGGTGGCCACAGTTCGTCTCAGGTCATGTAGAGACCACTGTTTCATGCCTGTCTTTCTAATCACCTGCATGGAATAGGTCGAGACCAGAGCTTGGGTAGGTGGAATATCTTCTTTGTCTCGGAACTGAGCCGGAGTTAAAACGTGCGATGTCACCGACCCTCTTTTATGCTCCTGAAGAAGTCTGATTGCCACTTCAGGCAATGCCCTCCTGATCGTCTTCCCTGTTTTGTAATCCTCAGCAGGCACTGTCCAGGTCTTTTCATTAAAGTTGTACCAGTCCCATCGCGATTTCCTTATCTCTGCAGCCCTGCAACCAGTCAGGATCATAAACCTGATAACCAGTTGCTGCGACGGAGGGAGAGCAAACAGAGCATCCCACACAACTTTTATCTCTTCATCGGAAAGTCGCCTCTCCTTCATCTTTGCCGCAATCCCAACGTCAGACCTGCGCAGTGATTCGAGTGGGTTGTTTTTAATCACCCCTCGGTTATGACAGAACCGGAATGCGCGCTTCATTAATGAAAGCATCTCGCCTGTAATAACCGAACGCCCCATCTCATCGAAAACATCGAGCCAGTTAGCTTTGACCGTTTGATCAACCATAGCTCTGCCGATACGCGGGCTAATGTGCTTGTGGAAGCTTCTGGTGTTGGCGTCGATTTTTATCAGGCCTTCCGGGATGCAGTAATGTTTCACCCAGTAGTCATATGCCTGATCAACCGTTAGGGCCTCTATCCTTTCCGCTTTCTCCACCAGCACCTTCTGCCGCGGGTCGTAACCTTCACTAAGCCAGGCGCGGAACTGCTGCCTGCGGTCTCTGGCCTGAGCTAATGAGTAGGTGGGATAATCACCTATACTGAGTTGCACGGGCTTACCCTGCCAGCGATAACGGTAGAAGAAAGTCACGCCACCAGTTATGCTTAACCTGACGTTAAGCCCATTCGAATCTGAGAGAACTTCCACACTCTCTCTGCGCTTTCCGAGCGCTTTGCGAAGTTTTGTATCTGTGAGCATCAT